ACAATACCTATATCTGCAAATGTTTTAGCAATAGACGTATGGTTGAACCAATTGCACTCTTTGTGTACTGACATAATATTATCATCACCGTATGTCATTAAAGCCACTCTATCTCCAAAAGATAAGACTTCACCATCAGGATTTTGCAAATAGTAATTGTATCTCATTCTCAATGAGTTAACAATACTGTTCAATATAACTGTTAACGGGTTACCTGATGGATTCGAACCGAATAATTGAATCAAATCCCCATTGAAATCAACTACAGCAAAAGCTGTGTCTTCGGCTATCCCTTGTATAACTTTGATATCATCTTCTGTGTAATTCCCTGACAATTTACAAAAATGTATTATAACATCGAAAGCTGCTAATATTTCTTTGGGGCTCATTTTCTTATCATAAGCTTTATAATCTCCAGCCACTATCCTATCAACACCATGTTGAACAATATAATCGTAAATTTCTTGCCATTCCAACGATTGTGCAACTGTCCCAGGAGCAGCTTCAAAGGCAAATCTTTCATTTTGTAATACTCTACAAAAAGATAGAAGATATTTTCTAACTACTACACACCAATCAAAAGGAGCCCCTGTAAACACTCTTGTCTTCTTCGCTTTGGCTTTGCTAAACGTAACTGGTTCATCTTTAAGATGAGCACAAAAGTTCGGATTACATCGAGATCCTGAAAGATAAGTTTCGATAATAAGATCTATACGCGCATTCATTTCCACATCACTTATCTCAACAGGATCCTGCATACCATGTGCAGGTGGTATGGATTTCAAGAAATATTTTTTTGATTTTTTCCAAGGATTCCCTGCACTAGTTGATCTATTTATTTTATCGATATACGCTACGCGTGCACCATTTAGTGCTGTGAAATCATCTAGAACCATTAACATATTCTTAATATTATCTGGATTTATTCTCTTATTCACATTTTGAATATAGCTACTAACACATTCATTCATGATTTCTGTATTCATTTGCACTGGTTGCAAAATGTCCAAAGCTGCAATTCTCCATGGTTCATAAGATGTCATTTCAGGTGTTGTATATTTTTTCTTATATTCCACTGGCAACTTCTTGCTCATTGGTGTATCTGTTACTCTAGATTTGGATTT